AAATCTGTGGCGCGGCCTGCGCCATCTGGAACGCTGTCTGGTACTGCACGACCCGCTGAGCCATAGTGCTGTTGTTAGGGTCACTGACTGGTATAACTTCAACCAGCGCGTAATCCGCTTTGCGGGCTCGTGGCTCCCCACGGTACGGTACGTAACCGTATTCTTCAGGCGCGTAGTCGGCGATGATCTTCTTAAGGAGTTTGAACTCCTGCTTCATCGAGTAGTGGACGCGGGCCTGCACCGCTGTCATGGGCTTCAGAGTGCGTTCAAGCAGCGCCAGAGTGGTACCGACAGGAGCATTGGAACTCATGTCAGATATATTCATGTCGCTAATTGCGCCCAACCTGCGGCCTTCTTCGGTGACCTCCTTTAAAAGAGCAAATAGTGTTTGGCTAGGCTCTTTGTAGGGTAGGGGCATGATGTTGTCTCGGATGCTGCCGCTTGGCACATCCACATCACGGTATTCGCCCGGGGCTATCGGCGTGTCGTCACCTTTTATACGTAGTCCACGGCTCTTCAAACCGCCCGGCAGGTTGGCCAGTGTCCCCGCGTCTACAAGCTGTCGTATAAGAGAAGTGCCAGCACGGGAATACCCGCCAATAATGTGGATTAGCCCCAACCCGTAAAAACCAAAACCCGGCACGTAGGCATAATGCACAAAATACTGCAAGGGGCGAGTAAGTGGGTCATCAGGGCTCCAGTTTCTGCGGACACCCAACACCTCTCCGGTACCTTCCTCAATAGTCACCACATACGGCTTGGCTACTTGCGGAGCGTCATCATATGCTTCCCCATCCAACTCATCAAAAAGAAGCTCTGCGTGGACTTCTAACAGGGTGTACCGACCGTCTGAGGTCAGGGAGTAACCCCCCTCTTCCGCCTTTTTCTCCTCTATGTCGGAGTGGAACGGCACCGGGTCACCCAAGTCCAACGTGCGGTAGAACCCAGAGGCCATCAATTTGGCCATCTCGTTCTTGGTCTTGCGCATTACGTGAGTTGTCCGCTCAGCGGTCTCGATGTGTGACGCACCGTAGGGCACCATAACGTCTTCTGCAGGGATATAAACCGACGTTTGGCGGCCCAAATTCGGGTCGAAGTACACCTTTTTAAACGCAGAACCTGCCAAACCAAGGGCATACAGCATGCGTTCATGCTCCGGACGGTACTCCGTCATTACCTCAGTCAGCTCGTAATTCATATCCACCCGCACCCGGGCAGCCGCTTCTTCCTTCTCTTTATCTATTTCCCCGAGAATTTTGGTCTTTACCGGGCCAGATGCAGGAAACGTCTCACTCATAGCCTCCGCTTGGAAGCCAATCGCCGCTTCGGCCAGCACGTTGCTGTACACACCGCAGGCATCTTCCCAAGGTTCCACCCGTTCTTCGTACTTAAAGCCCAGAACTTCCAAGCCTTTTACGTAAGTGTCGGCCCACTCTTTGCGGCTATCCCTATCGGACTCAAAGTAACCAACCAGCTCCTCTGCCAGCTTAGTCAGGGTTTCTTCTGGCAGGTACTCAGCAAGGTTGGCATCGAATGGTGCCATGGCGGACTCTCCCACCCCCTCTTCAGGAACCAACGTGATCTCGACACTGCCGTCGTCCAACGTCACCATCTCAGGGTTGAGGATGTCAATCTCCAAACCGTCCCCTTCGTCGCCCACGTCCAACCCTTCCGGTGCTGCGTACAATCCTCGTTCAATAGCCATTAGTAATACCCACCACGTCGTTGTTTAAAGTACCGCTCTTCTTCCGGCTCATCTGTAGGTAGTGTAATAAAGCCACCTTGTCGGAACCGCATCAGCGCCATAATCATTGTATCCACGAGGTCATCATGGGATGCGAAGGGAAACCCTGCAACTTCCTCAATCACCTCTTCCGCCCAACGTGTTTGTGGTGCCCATACCAGCTTAGACCGCACAATATCTGCCACAGAGTTAAGGCGGGCCATCTTGTTGTTGGGGTTGTTTGCTGTACCCCGCGTCGGGGTGTACTCCTGTATCAACATGCCGGTACGTCGAAGTTCTTGGTACAGCGGGGCGCCACTACTCTTCTTCTCCACAATAAAGGCATCGGGCTGCCACTCGTTGTACATCTCCCACGTAAAGTCTTTTAGCTCGGGGAACTCCAGCCTCCGCTTGGCAGAATTTAACAGGATTATGTTGTACGTATCCGGAACGCCTAGCACTTCTTTAGTGTAAGTGAACCCACCTTCGTCGCGGCTGTCGCCGCTTTTGGTCATTTCTCTGGCGAACTGGTCCCCTTCATAGTGGAAAACACCCCACACCGTAACCGCAGAAAAGTCCGCACGGTTGTTGGCTTCGGCTGCCGCGTCAAGCGTCATAATTACGTATTCACACTGCGGCGGGTGTTCTGGGTACCACGGCTGCCACCACTCTCGCTTGATTATCGAACCTTCTTCGGCGGTGGGGTTCTGCTGGTACTGCGCGTTCCACTGGAACAGCGGCATGGAGGCTTTGGTACGGTGTAGGGCTTCGAGGCTAAAAAACTCCGGCCACAGCGGCTTCTCGACGGTAGTGGTCTTACCCGGCTCCGATTCGTCTTCCTGCTCAACATCCAAAATTGCTGGGAATTCAATGACTTCGTACTGGTCGGCCAAGTGGTTCTGGGCCATATCCCGGGTCAACCTGCCTGTGAGGTCATCCTCACTCCAGCGAGTTTGGATAATAGCTATTCTGCCCTGCGGCATCAGACGGGTACGGGCACCGTACGTGAACCATTCGTAGGCCTTGTCGAAGGCACTCAAGTTGCCATTGATAATGTCCTGCTCGTTATGGGGGTCATCCACCAGCAACAGGTGCGCACCGCGCCCGGCAAGCGCCGAGCCAACTCCACAGTTATGCGTCAGCACCCCGTTAGCAAAAAACGCATGGTTACCGTCAGTTAGGAAATTTACAAAATGCTTTGGGTCAGCGTGTTTGGTTACTTCAATATGTCCTACTCTACGTACTCCCAATAAAAGCCCGCATAGCTTTTCCGTTGCTTTTCCAATACACGCCATATGCCTTTTAGCGCGACGGGGTGCGCATCCGGTTTTACCCATTTGGCCGCATCTGGCAAGGAGTTGTGCCGTTGTACGGCGCACCCATCCAAGGTTCTTTGGAGGACTGGACGCCCGTAGTTCTTCTTCCTCTGTCGTGGTAGTGTCAATGGTATGCCCTTGTTCGCCCTGTAAGCTACCGCCTCCGGAGTAAGCCCCGTAGCCCGCGAATGTTGCGCCAATGTACGCCCCGCCAAAACACGGTTGTTCCGCTTGTTGTTCTGTTGCTGAATAGGGTCCTCCCAACGACAGTTTTCCGGGCTGTACGGACCATTGTTGTCTATGCGCCCTACTGTGTGCGTCGGGCTCGGTGGGGGCCCCATGTCCTGCAAGAAATTCTCGTACGCATGCCAACGCTTGCACAACGTAATCCCCCGCCCTCCATAATTGTTCCACTTTTCGTTTTTCGGATTGGTGCACCGACTCTTTATGTTGTACCAGCGGCGGTACATGGGTGTGTTCCAAATAGCCATAAGCCCTCCTTAAAAGAGCCTTCATTCTATCCGAAATACTCTCCACACACAATATGTCTACGGGCGTGAGGTCCGCAGCATTTACCCAACCACGGTTCATAGTCCAAATCGGGTGTTCGGCGGAGCAAAAGAGCCTTGCAACGTTGTGGGTTGTGCAATGCCGGCTATCATATACTTCGCGCACTGTGACATAACCCTCAGTATTGCACAAACGTTCACCAACACGTACTTGGCTAGCTGGAATAACCCCGCGAGTAGTACGCACCAGAGTATCCGGACTTATGCAGGCGAAGTATTCCCCGCCAACATTTGTATTCCAGCGCCCCGCCGATTTACTGTCTGAGGCCAAGGCCACGTGGGGGAACACCTCTTTATAGGTGTCTGAGTTGATGATGTTTCGTACCTTTCGCCCGAAGTCCACTGCAAGGTCTGTAGTGTGTGAGACCATCAACACTTTCATATCGGGGTTACGCCCCAAAAACCACGCCGGAAAATAGATAGAAACAAGCTGCGACTTGCCGTGCCGTGGAGGCATGTTTACAGAAATTCGGTCCTTGCCCGTACCGTGCAGGGGTTCGCCGTCGGTGTTGTACTCCCGGCCCCGCTCAATTTCCATAAGCAGGTCGGCAAGGATTCTGTGGTGCTCCCCCACTTTGTAGTCCGGCTGCATTAACCGGCAAAACTCTATCAGGTCATCCTTGGCCGCCTGCGCCCGTTTCTGGGCTTCGAGTTCCGAGACAATTCTGTACAGCTCGTGCTGTTCGTCGGGGGTGTACTTGTCCAAATTGTCCAGCATGAGCTGGATGTCTTCGGGGGAGAAGTCGTTACTGGAAGTGTTGTGCTGTTGGGCGGCTAAAGACATCAGATTCAATCCGCGCCATCGTCAATAACTTCGTAGTCGGCGTCTTCTATGTCGCTTTTAAGGTTTTCCAGCTTCTCTCGTAGCTTATCCCGCAGTGCATCAGGGGCTTTGTGGTTGACTGTAATCTCCTGCTTGTTGGAAAACAGGTCGACTTCGGTGGTTTTGCCTAATAATTCAAGGGCTTTCAGGCGGACGCGGGGGTCTGGGTTCTCTGACTCAATAACCAGCTTGTTAACCACCATATTCCGTATTTCTACCGCTTGGCCGACGATAATCCGGCCGTACTCGTCCAGTATTCGGTGGGTTTCCAGCAGTGCGCCGGTGGATAGCTTGGCTGTACGGGTGTTTG